CAATCTTTTCTTCCTTCAGGTGATAGAAAGCGTATCTTCGCTCAGAATCTTCAATGAAATCCATACCAATGTTAGTATCAAAAGATACAGAAAGAGCCTCAGTAAGAATCTGTGGAATGGCACCTGTAGTGCGTTTTTGATCTTTCTTATCAATAATCTTGATAGAGTCCATGATAGCATTGTACACCGCCTTCTCTTGACAGAACTTTTCTGTCTCATCAATTAGCCAATCAATAGATGTATTCAAGTCGGCTTTGAAAGAATTAATACTTTCAACACACGATTTAAATTCATCTTCTGTGATGTTTTGTAGAGAATGCAGTTCAGACACAATAGCCTCAACCGAAGGCATCTTGTTATAAGACTTAATATAGTTATCAACTATACTAAAGATAATCTTATCTTGCCTTGATTGAAAATATTCAGTCTTTAAAAAGGGAACTACTTTTCTACTATAAGTTTCATTATAAAGAAGATGTGAAAAAATTACTTCTTCAATCATTATTACTTTCCTAATCTGTTTCTTGCTTCTAGTCCTAATGCATCCCAAAATATTTTAGCAGCCGCATCTGGTTTATATCCAGGCAAATACTTTATTGTACCTTCTTCATAATTTATTTCAACCATATTCGTAATAGTTAATACTGGCCGTGGCTTAATAAAGATTGGTGCTGAACACACAAAATTATTAGTAGATACAGTCAAATTATTATTTGAAGAAGTTTCAAAAACAATATTATTATTCGTCTGCATCTTCATATATATCTTCTAACTGTTCATTCGTCATAATATCACCTTGTGCCATCATATACTTGTTTTCAATGAAGGTACGGAAAGACTTTGACTTCAATACAGGTAGCCAAAACTCCTTATTGTTTGTATCTGCTTGACGATAGTTCTTATCGAACACTTCACCTGTATCCATATCAACCTTCTGATACCAACCATTCTTTGGCTTAATGACATGACCAGACTCAAGTGCTACTTCAAGTAGACCAGACCAAGGACTAATACCACCATCAAACTTTACTTCAATCGGAATCTTTGACTTCTCCTTGACATAACGAGACTTTTCAACGTTGATGATAAAGTTATAACCAGTTAGTTCTGTACCATCCTTCTCCTGCTGACGACCAATGATAAAGATGTTATCAGCAGAATAATAAGAACCTGTACCGCCACCAACGATTGCCTTAGGGAACATACCGATTTCCATGTATGTGTGATTAACAGCAATCAATGGAATGTCCTTGATGTTTAGGTGTGGTGTAACGATACGGAACAAAGACTTGATTTGCTTTGCACGAGTCATATCACTTACAGACTTACCATCTAGTGCATCTTCTGCTTCCTTCTTTGAAGCAAGATTACCGATAGAGTCAATTACAATAATAACATGATCGCCACGATTAATAGCGTTCAACTGATTTGTGATATCTACCTTCAACTGTTCAATATCAGTCAACGGTGTATGAAGGACACGAGAAGAATCAATACCGAAAGTCTTGAAGTAGGCTTCAGGCGCACCAAACTCTGAATCATAGAATAGTAGAACGGCATCTTCATACTTGTCAAGATAAGCCTTAACCATCATAAGAGAGAATGCTGTCTTGAAATGCTTTGAAGGACCAGCAAACATTGTGAACCCTGGAGTTAGTCCACCCTCAAGACTACCAGACAGTGCTACATTAAGCATGGGGATTGCTGTAGGAATCATGTCTTTCTTTTCAAAGAACTTGGAATCAGAAAGAACATCTGACTCCTTAACGGTAGAACTCTTGCGTAGTTTTTCTAAAATGCTCATTATATCTCCTGTTTATACCACAAAAAATTATTTACCAGTTGCTATAGAATACAACTTTTTCCTGTATGCGTCAATCTTAATCTTTCGATCTGGCCAATAAATGTATTCTTTGGTATCAGCATCCTTGGCTAGGTTAGTAAGCAAAGGTTCGATAGAATTTAAAAGATTATTAATTATCTTTTGATAACCTTCTGCTGTCTGTGATTGTAATTGTAGATCCTGTAACACAGGTGCTTTGATTTCGTCCTCACTTGCCGAGGTAAATCCAAAGTCGAAGTCAAAGTCAATGTCTGCCATATTTTTAGTTCCCATTTAAAAAGTCCTCTAAGGTTGAGATATCTTCTGTTTTCCAATTAATAACTTTTGTTATGCTTTTAATAGGCTCATGGAAAGCCTTGTCAAACTGTAAATCGTAATCAATATATCTTTCTATATTAAATTCTTTTGGTAAAGTGCCGGGAGAAGAAATAACATTCTCACGGAATGTATTCGGTAATTTCATATAACAAAACTTAATCTTTTCACCTTCGTTGACAGAAAGATATTTGCTTTCTAACTTGTGCTGCTTCAATAGATTATTATACACTAGGGCACCACGAACATGAATAGGTGTGCCGTCAGCATATATTTTCTTCTCATCACTATACTTTTGAAGACCATTACATCCTCTTGGGAAAGCAACTTCTTCAAAACTCATAGAAGAAAACTCTTTCTTAAAATCATCAATGAACTGAATAAGTTTATCGTTGTCACCTTTCATGATAATCTTTAAAGCAGTCTTAATCTTTTCTCTGCACGAATAAGGCGTAGAAGATTTAACGGCTTCAATACCTTTCATATACAACTTAGGTTCTTCATACTTGAAGCCTTCGCTGTCGTATACATTCATGATATACTTTTTCTTGGCGATAAAAATGGCGTGATCACAAATATTCTCACGCTTCATCTTCATCTGATTAACATAAGAGTTTGTATACTCTGTAAGTCTATCAAAAGATTTATTAATTACTGGCTCAAGTTTCTCCGAACAAACCTTACTGACAAAATCGGTGATCTTAACTACATCACTAGTATCAGAAAAAACGCTATTGACCAAACCGTCAAGAGAAACAAACACCGAGTCTGTATCGCAATAAACAACATACTGTTTGTTATCAGTCTTGAGTAACTTATTTAGATAAGCATCAATATCTTTAGCGACCCAACGAATGGCCAACTGACCATGAATAGTAATACCTTCAGCAAAGTCGTTCTGATAGAAACGGAAAGATGGGTTGCCAGTCGCACCATAAAGACTGTTCAACACAATCTTTCTTACCAACTGTAGATTGTGATAGCGTGAAGCGCCGTTTTCGTCGTTTGCTTTCTTTGCTTGTTTTAGTTTCTCACGAAACTCAACTCGCTCGGCATACATTTTAAGAACAATCTCTGGGAAGATGCCTTGCTTGTTCTTATTCCACAAAGCACCATTAGCAGACATTGCTACATTATTCTTCTTGAGAAATTCTTGATTATAGAACTTGTTATCAAGAAGATCATCAACACCCATCATGTTGTCAATCTTGTCAACATAAGTTTCTGGTGACATGTTGTTGTGAACAATCAAAGATGGATACAGACTGTTAACGTCAAATGTAGCAATCCACTTGTGCATACCAACTTTGGGATCACGGACATAAGCACCAGCAAACTGTGAGTCTTTCTTGCTTTCTTTCTTTAGCGGAATGACAATGTTTCTGTCAAGCAGATAGTTATGAATGATAATATCCCACAGACGAATGCTGGTGAACATATCATCGTATGCTATCTTAGCATCATAAGCAAGAGTCATACCAAGAGATAGAAGACCAAGTTTTTCTTCTAGCCTGTCTACAAGATCAACGTCATGAATGTTATATTCAATATACTTCTGAAAATTCTTTTTATAAAGATCGAATAGAGAATCGTATTCTGAGTAATCCAGTTTACCTTCGTTCAACTCTACAAAAGCAATATTATCTAGTTTATAACTTTCTTGCTGTGTGTATGTAAACTTTTTATATACACGAAGATAGTCTAGAACACAGATACCAAGAATACGATATGTCTGCTGTTCTTTATCTGAGTTTGGAACATCAACAATTCTTTCATCTATCATATTCCAAGGTGAAAGAGACTTGGCATAATCATCATCCAATATACGCTTGATACGATTGATGATATATGGAATATCAAAGAACTCCACATTCCAACCTGTAATCACATCTGGATCAACATCTTTCCAATAACTAATAAACGATAAGAGAAGTTCTCTCTCATCCATACACTTAACATATTTTATGTTGTCTTTATGCGGAATAAAATGCTGACAGCCAAATGTTGTGATCTTGCCGTTGATCTTACATGTGACGGCCGTGATAGGTTGATTTGCTGTTCTGATATCAGGAAAGCCTTGACTATCATCGTCAGGCGCACACTCAATATCAAGATTAAGAATACGAACCTTCTTTAGATCATATTCAACCTTGTTTGGATATTCATCATTGAGAAATGTATATAGATAGGCATTGAGTCCATAGATTTCAAATCCTTCAACACCATCATAGCGTTCAACAAATTCTTTTGCTTCTTTTACATTATCAAAGTTAATCTTGCCGACAGTCTTACCATCTAGCGTCTTGTACTTTGAATTTTCTTTTTTGGAAGAGACAAAAAGATATGGCTTGTATTGAATCTTTCTGTTGACTCTACCACCGTCTTCATAACCACGAAGGTAAACTTGATTACCTCTCAAGAAGACTTCTGTATAAAACTCCATAATCACCTCAAATGAACAACAAACTACATCATATACTATAAACTTACTTTAGTCAAATGGAAACAGACAAAGCCTCATCAGATTTTTGCTGTATATAATTTTTCATCTTATCAATTAAGCCACGGTTTCTTAATTCTTTAAACAAAATATTTTCATTACTAAATTCACCTGCTTGATGAAGACCTGCTGATCTACCTGCTGCTAGTTTATCTTTTATTGTTTTTACCTCTACAGAGTGATCACCTGGTTCTACCAGAATCTTTTCTATCATATCAATATAACTTTGGATCTTATCCTTTAGAGCAATATCTTCATGGAAAGGATGTCTTTCGTGCTTTGGCTTCTGTAGCCATTTATTCTTTTTAAGTGAAAATACACCTTGTCTGTCTGTCATAGGATCAACATAATCTTGTGCGTAAAGTTCTACAGGATATCCCATGACTCTTAGACCCTGATGCTTAACTGCCCACAGAATCTTTTTAGAAGCAAAGAAGTCATCCATAAACTCTCTATCTTGATATCCAAGTTTCTTATAGTCTATAAGAACATGAACGTCAAGATCAGAATATGGTGTGTAGTTGAAATTAGCATTACCACCAGTCAGTACAATATCTTTTATGGCATCTGCTGGTATCTTGGAAAATGTTGCCCATAATTCTCCAATATGGAGAAGTCTGTCCTTGATAAGAGGTTTCATCTTATCTTTCTTTTCCCAGATAGCAGGATTAAGATCGTCATGATATTGTAGGGTAAATTCTAAATCTTCTTTTATAAATGTTCTAAATTTACGCATTTCTATTCCCATCATAGGTATTTTTAGTATTTATAAATAATGTCAGTAACAATCCAACATCGGGGGAATTAATGTCATTAGTTAATTTACAGAAGAAAATTGGTGTCACCGCAGACGGCGCTTGGGGTCCTGGCACTTTCAAGGCTGCTACTGCTTTCTATAAACTATCAAAGAATCGTGCTGCTCACTTCTTCGCTCAGACTGCCCACGAGTCTGGTAACTTCAAAACTTTCTCAGAGAATCTAAACTATTCTGCTGAAGGTCTAACCAAGATTTTCAAGAAGTATTTCCCTGATCTAAAGGCTGCTGAGGCATATGCCCGTAAGCCAGAAAAGATTGCTAATAAAGTTTATGCTTCTCGTATGGGCAACGGGCCAGAAGCATCCGGAGACGGCTGGAAGTATCGTGGTCGTGGCGCACTACAGTTGACTGGCAAAGACAATTACAAAGCCTTCTCTGACTACTGCAAGCGCCCAGACATTATGACCAATCCAGACCTAGTAGCAAGTGAACTTGCTTTTGAATCTGCCATGTGGTTCTTTGAAAAGAATCGTATTTGGGAACTATGTGACAAGGGTACAGATGATGCTACCATTACTGCTGTCACAAAGAAAGTAAACGGTGGTACAATTGGTCTAGAAGATCGTATCAAGCATACTCACCAGTACGCTGGCTGGCTATAAGAAATCGGGGGGAGTTTTATCTCCCCCCCTTTTCATTACTCTGTTATAAATTCTTTCTTTGAAGACTTTTTCTTAGTCTCTCCATCAGTAATATCAATCTTCTTAGGCTTCTTATGTTCAGGAATAATGGCTTCTAGCCAGACCTTGAGCATACCATTAAGAAGTTCAGCATTCTTTACTTCAACAGTATCGGCTAAGGCAAACTGACGGGTGAATGCGCGGTCAGAAATACCCTTATAGAGATAAGTTTGTTCGGTGCCGTCCTTGGTAAGATCGTCAACAGTTTCCATCTTACCCTTGATGATTAACTTACCGTCAATCATTTCAAGTTCAACATCTTGCCGAGTGAATCCAGCAACAGCCATTTCAATGACATATTTGTTGTCATCTACCTTCTTGACGTTGTATGGAGGATAGTTTGTAATTGCTTTGGTAGCAGTATTAGAAATTTGTTCTAATTGCTTTAGCAGTTGGTCTCCGCCGATGAAAAGGCGATCAAATCCAGGAAAAGTATCAAGTAGTGTACGCATAAGTTTCTCCTTATTAAGCGAGGTTATAATACATCTCTACCCATGAGGCATAGAGATGATACTAATATATATTTTATTTTTTAGATTGTCAAGAGAGTTTTTTAAGTCTTTTCCAACTACTACCTAACATTATTTTTGTTCTCAATCTTTTGA